GGCTTGGACGGGGTGTTTGGCTCGGCTCGTTTAAACAGTCCAATGAACCAGTCAAATATGCCTTTGATAGCCTTAACATCGCTAATGACTCCCTCGACAGTTTTCTTGGCACCTTCCAACTCCATGCGTCCATCGTGGAGCATGTTGCATCCTGCTTTGATAAAGCCAACGGCTGCCTGAGCAGCGAGGAGGAGGGAGAAGGGGTCCACACTTTATGATGCTCCGCCTAAACGAGTGCCGTTTACTAGCCAAATTACGTTGGAGTTACCCACTACATAGTTACCTGCTCCGCCCCCTGAGCCACCTGAGCCACCGGGAGCACCCGCGGCATAACCGTCAGCACCCACAGCACCCAAATTACCACCCGTACCGCCAGAACCCGAAAGACCGGGATTGTTAGTGCCCTGACCCCCTGCGCCCCCAGTACTTAAAGTGGCTGCACTGCCGTTCTGTGGTTCAAAACTTCTTGGGCCAGTAGGTTGCCCTCTAGTTCCGCCAGCACCATAAGTGGCACCACCTCCGCCGCCACCGCCGCCATCATGATCCCCGCCGCTCCACCTACCACCTCCGCCACCGCCACCGCCACCGCCACCAGCAACAGTGCCGTTATTTGTAATTCTTATCGCAGATGAGACAGATAAACCAGTTCCGCCACCACCACCAGCAGTACCGGGCTGACCGGGAAAGCTTCCGCCACCGCCATTACCACCTGCGCCACCATAACCAAGAATAGACCCGTTATTTATAAGTAACACACCCGCAGGGAACGACCCGTTAACTGTCAGTGCCGAAGCACCCGTACTACTTGCTAAAATATTAACCCCGCCGTTAATTGTTACTTGGAGTACCGTGCCCCCACTTGACCAGCCGTTGGCTAGTGCATACGTTCTTAAATTTAGGTCTGTTTGGTTACTTGAAATAGTAATGGGGAATAAGACATTCCCCCCGAAGCCGTAGGCGCGGGCAGAAGAAGAACCAAGGCTAGTTAATATTGGCATTATGCAAACTGAGTTTGTGAACCAAGGACTGTGTATGTGGCACTGGCTGTTTTAATAATCGTGAACACATAGACGTTTACTGAACTGGTGTATCCAGAACTAGGCGTTATAGCGTTTTGCCACTTAACTGTTACTGGAGTACCGTCAATATAGACTAGGGTAGGATAAGCCGCTGTGGCAACGTTTGTAATTAGTAATGCCAGAGTCATGGCTTGGCCTATAGCCATTGAAGAATTCAATGTAGTTGTGGCGTTTCCACGGATGTTAAGTATAAAGTTTACTGTAGAGGTATTCGTGTAGTACTGCACCGTTTGTGTCAGCACGTTGTAATCGGTGGTAGCTGACGGTGCCGCCGCTGTTATGGTTGCCGCCTCAAACATTGCACCGTTTATGGTAGGCGTAGTAAAGGACGCTGCTACAGAGCCAGAAGTTAGCAAAATCTTGCCATTACCGTTAACACTTGTTGTTGCCGTACCCGTGCCAGTACCGACACCCGTTGCTACAAAGACCACACCCGGCGTATTAGATGCCGCGCCAATTGCTGTGAAGTCTGTTGTTGCCCCAGCGTTTGCAAGCTGGTATATGGTATAAGTATTTCCTACAACAAAACTACCTGCACTAACAATAGAGACCCCACCGCCAGCATCTGGACTAGCCCAATATGCAGTGCTTCCAGTAGAAGATAGATACTTACCGATAGTTGGTATGTTCGTTGCACTACCGCTACCAGAACCAACGCCTGTTGCAGTAAAAATTACACCAATTGTGTTAGCAGAAGCGCCAATAAGCGTAAAGTCAGTAGAACCAACAGACAAAATTGAATACTGATTACCAACAATAAAACTACCCGCATTGACCGTAGCGCCTGTTTGTTGGATTGGAGCCAACGCGTTGAAAGCGGCTGTGTATGTAGTCTGTCCTGTACCGCCCGATGCAATCGGCAAAGTGCTTGTAAGGCTGGCGGCATCTACTGCGTAGAAATTTGTGCCGTCGCTAAATACTTGTACCTTCTTGCCAGCAGCAATAGCGATGCCCGTGCCCGCCGCCGTAGTGTTGCCAGAAACCGTGGAGTTATAGATTGTGGCTGTGTGAGTGGCGCCGGTGTTATATATGATGTACTGTTTTGATACGGGTGGGGCGTATACCGCAAAGGCTGCAACTGTGGTTGTAGATAGCGCAATCATTGCCGCCCGCGCTTGATCTTCTGCGCCGTTGTTGACAGTAAAAGCCTGATTTGCAGAAGTTACAGATATCGAGGTGTAACCAGCGATAGCCTGCTCAATCAGCGTGCCAAGGTTGGTATTGGTCGTGGAACCCCAGTTACCAGCTTGGTCGCCAGCGCCAATAAGCTCGATTCGTAAGTCTGGTGAGTATGTACTTGACATGTGCTACCTCTACTGTAAATTGTTTATATTTTGCCACGTTACCGTCTGACTGTCATCTATCGTAGACCAGCCCGGTGCCTGTGGGTTGTCGATTGATATCCAACTTGTTGGTTGGTTGTCTTGTATTTTGATCCAACCCCCTGTTACCGCCATGATGTCTGCCATACTGATGTTTTCAGCTATGGCTTGCAGGAAAGCTGACGCTTGTGTGCTGGAATCTGCAACATCTAAACTCTCTATGAGGCTAAACAAAACAATCAAATTAGCAGAAATAATATCTGCCGCCGTGAGGTCTTCTGTAATTGACGCAGAGAACTGCGCGGCTATATCCCTTACATCATCAACCGTTAAGTTTTCTGTAATTGCCGTGGAGAACTGAGCAGCAATAGCCCTTACATCATCAACCGTTAAGTTTTCTGTAATAGAAACAACAGTCCCTTGAACAATCGCCAGTACATCATTAAGCGTTAAGTTCTCCGTGATGGATTGTAGAAATGCTGATTGTTGCGTACTAGAGTCCGCTAGAGTTATGTTCTCTGCAAGTGCTTGTAGGAATGTGGATACCTGAGTGCTAGAGTCCGCTAAGGTTATGTTTTCTGTAATTGAAGTGTTAACTGCCAGAATAACGGTTCTTATGTCATTAAGCGTTAAGTTCTCCGTGATGGCTTGTAAAAACGCGGATACTTGCGTACTAGAGTCCGCCATCGTAATTGGTTCAGTGCGGGACTGTAGAAACGCCGATACCTGAGTACTAGAGTCCGCCATCGTAATTGGCTCAGTTCTAGTTTGTAGAAATGCTGATACTTGAGTACTAGAGTCCGCCATCGTAATTGGCTCAGTAATAGACGCAAAGAACTGCGCAGTAATAGCCCGCACATCATCAAGCGTTATATTTTCTGTACGGGACTGTAAAAACGCCGATACCTGAGTACTAGAGTCCGCCATCGTAATTGGCTCAGTAATAGACTGTAAAAACGCCGATGCTTGTGTACTAGAGTCCGCTAAAGTTATGTTTTCTGTAATTGAAGTGCTAACTGCTAGAATAATTGTTCTTATGTCATCAAGCGTTATATTTTCTGTACGGGACTGTAAAAACGCCGATACCTGAGTACTAGAGTCCGCTAAGGTTATATTTTCTGTAAGAGACAAAACATGGGCGATGTTTGCTAATGAAGCAAATGGTACTTGGGCAAAGGTTGATATTCCAAACATATTTTACGTAGGACTACATTGCCCACTCCAGAATAAAGTTTCGGCTTATAGAGTTGGAAATTACAGCCACTTCGCGTATGGTTACTGTTACCTCTATAGTGGCATAAGTTCCAGTCACTTGTGTACTTTGCAACAAAATGTTTGACCCTAAATTAAACCATGCCGAAGTATTGCTAACTGTCAATGTAGACAAAGGGCTTGTCCCAACTTCAACAAGAGTTGATCCATCTGTTATTACAGCAGTATATTCAAATTTAATTTCAAAATTTGATCCTGTGGGCGTTCCCGTGTACCAATCAGTAGGCCCGTCTGCATAAGTGGCGGCACTAGTGATTGTGCTACTACTGTTAAAACTTACGTTTAAAGAGGTAGTGAAGTTATACCAATACCCATCGTTAGCATTGTTCCACGCAAGGTTTGTATCAGGAGACACCCCCGAGTTATGCGCAGAAGCAGTAATCCCAAGATAACTCATGCCGATAAATCTCCAACAAGAATCCATGTGTCTGCGGCAATTTTTAGTAGCGTAGCGGCGCTGTATTGTGCGCGGAATTTGAGACCCGGGGTGGCGCTCACAGTTACACCAACTGCTCCAGCAACAGTTACCTGACCAGCACCAATTTGCACCATATCGATGGATGTGCCAATTGCGTATCCCACACTTGACGCAAGTGGGACTGTCAACGTAATTGCGCTAGCATTACTAAGCGTTATTAACTTTCCTGCGTCTGTTAAAACTAGGGTGTACGTTGTTCCAGTCTGTGCGTTAAGTAATGGGATAGGCATATTAACAATCCTCCGAATCAATAAACCGCTCTTGTTGTTTTAAATTACTGTAGAGATATGGCAATATCTCTACTAATTCTTGCGGATATGGGCAAGCAAACATATGGGTTTCTATTGGAGAAGAACTTTTCTCTCTAGCCTCTGCTGTTGCATACACGGCGACATGATATTGAATGGTAATTTTGTCCCCACGAAAATCAACAATTCGTGCATATGCTTTTGGAAACGACACGCCAATTCCTGTTTCTTGGACTTCTGTTTGTACTGCCATGATTACTCCTTAAAATGCAACTTCAGTAGAGCGAAGATATGCTACCCAGCGAATTGTAGTTGCCGCTTGTCCAGTTACCGTAACCCTTAATGCTCCGTTTGTTGTGTCTGCGGTGACTGCAACAATCCAAGTGGTAGCACCCGTATTTTGCGCAACAACATTTATAACGGATTGAACAATTACAGTTGACGCGGCGGTTGCACCACGCTTAATAACTGCTTCAAATGTCCATGCCGCTGTGTTACCCGCCGCCGTTACGTTAGCAATAATGCTCCCTGAGACATACATTGCAGAATTGTTTTGAAGAACAAGTTGGTTTGTTGTTGAGGCGGTGCTTGAATTACTTCTCAATGCCGTTGCTGTTGCATCTGTTGTTTGGGTTGCAAGAGGCAAAATCCCAGCTTGTAAATGACCTCTACCGGTAAACGTACCCAAAGAATCTCCGGGAAATACGGTTTTAAACTGTACGGAGTTTGTTGTTCCGTAATACCCGCCTATCGCAGTTGCGTTTGACGCATTTACTTCATTTGAGCTTCCTCCAAAAGCACCACCATATATACTGGACACAGTATGACCATTCCCCAAAGCCATAGTAGAAGTGCTAGAACAAACATTTCCCGATCCAGCGGCAAAAGCATTTGTACCAGAAACTACGTTTTCTCCAAACTGTGCAGAACTAGTGCCTGAGAACCCGCCTATTGAATTAATAGATGAGGCACTTCCACTAAGAACCATCCATTTGTAGTTACTGAAAGTAGAAGAGGTACCTCTTATTGAATAAGGAACAGAAATAAAGGTCATGTACCCCGGAGTCCCTATTTTTGCCATAAGGTTGGGTGTTCCCACGGCGTTTGTTGCCGATGTGTCAAATACCCAAACTCCGTTGGTACTAGTACCAACTTGTCCAGTCAATTCAACTCTTATGTTTATGATTTTTCCATCGGCAGATGCGGTAGGCAGTGTTACTCTCACTGGATAGTAAGAGCCGCCTACATAAAAAATTTGCGTACTTGCACAATCATCTGTTAATGCAACTTGATTATTAGGTTGCCCTAATTGCCCCGCATTATCGCGTGCAAAATTCCATAATTGAACTGATGGGGTAACAGTTGATGGAAACCCATTAAACATTAATAATCTCCACCAACCGCACTAGCATGGAAACCTGCGGCGGTTGCTGTACCAAATGTTAAATAGATCCTGTATGCATTTGGAAGAGTAATATTTAACGGAATTGAATTATCCAATTGCTCTGATGTTTGGCTAACAGTTGATGACGCTATAGTTCTTTCAAAAAACAATGTATTGTTTGCCGCAGTAGTAGTAACAGATCCGTTGTTGATCCAAACACGAGCAACTGTGGCTACATTAGTTCCCAATGCGCGTAAACGCAAAAAATCTACTCGACTTCCATTTGTTGCCGCTGTAAAAATAGGGCCATAAATCGTCCCTGATGTCAAATCAAACGTAGTGTTTGCTGTGACGCCGGGGGTTGCGGCGTTAGCCGCCGCTCCGCTAACCCAGCTAATGTCTGGGGTTAACGGGAAAATAGGACTTGTATTAGCTGGCATTTAAAAGCCTCCAAATGATTGTGCTTGCATTTTAGTAATAGGTAGTGACGAACCGCCGCTAGAAACTTGCCAAGTAGGTGCAACACCTGTGCCGTTGGAAGTTAACACATAACCACTTGTACCGGGGTTATTGCTTGACCACGCAGCATACGAAGATGGGTACGTGACAAACACGTTGACCGTACCAGAGAACGTAACCGCGCTACTAGAATTACTAGAAGACAGGATAGTTGTGCGCGTGAGCGTGGGGCCAGTAGTTGAATACGTGCCGATGCCCACTTCCCAGCTACCAGATGTGTCAGTAGCAGCATAGTACGTTGTGTTGGTATCACCAACAACAGAAAACGCTTGAAAGCCCGTGACAGCGCCAAGTAAGGTAAAACTTACCGTGGTGTTGGCTGTGCCCGTTTCTTGAACACGGTCTTTTAGGGCTAGAGCCATTTAAGACTCCTTATGAAGTCGCTGTAGTGCTGTACGTAACTGCAACAGTATCACCAACAGTAACTGCTTTAGCAGTAGTGAAGTTTCCTGCGGAATACAACGTACCAGCCGTGCTTAACTGCGTATTAACAGCGCCTGAACCCAAAGCTAAAAAACAACCAGCAACTGTACCGCCAGCACCAGTAACAGTGTAAGTGATTGAAGCCGCTGCTGAAGTTGTTATGGCAGTTGGGGTAGTACCAGTAGAAGTAGCCGCAGTAAACACCGCAGTACCACGAACTGCTACAGCACTTACTGTGTAAGCAACAAATTCGTTTGCGGTAGTTATAGACATGGTATCCGCAGCGGCGGCGGTATAACCAGATTTAAGAAGGCCAAGGAAAGGTCCAACTACCGTTACAGCGGTTCTAAGTAAGGAGTTAAACATCAATTCTTTACCAACTGCCATAACCAGATTGGGAAACTCATCTGTCCACTTGAGATTACCGTCTTTATCGCGGCACTCTACTTGGTAAAAACCTTCAACGCCCATTTTTTCTGGGATAGTTACGTTGGCTTGCATTGTTGCTACTGCGTGATCGCCGAAGCCTGCTGTTTCTTTTTGCATGGTTACTCCTAGGAAATGCGAATAATCGCGGATGTGTTAGTGACTGCTGGGAATTGTACGGTAAATGTGTTAGTAGAGGTCTTATCTGCACCGAAATCTAAGACACAAACTGCCCCACCAGCCCCTATTTTGTATATCAACGCACCGCGTGCAGTAATTGCACCTGTCCATGATGTGTTGCTAAACGAAATAAAGGCTGTGTCTCCGTTACCTACCGTTGGGACTTGGGCTATGGTCAATAAATTACCGCCCGGCGCGTAGTTGCCACCAGACGCTTCGCCAGTTGTTCCTGTGTAGGTAGTTGTGTCTTCATTGAGGGTGGCTGAGTTGGTATACAACGCCAAATAAAAACTACCAGACGTAAAGTCAAATGAGCCATTCATCAAGCCCGTCTTAAACGTGTTGGTTGTCCAGTTGCCAGTAAACGCCATTACTGAACTCCGTTATTCTGCGGCAAAGGAGCCACGCGAGCCTGACCACTGCGGTACGCATCACTGCGCTCAAGGCCATCGCCAAGACGTTTAGCAAGTGCAAGTGCTTCCTTGTACTTAGTGTCGTACAACATGATTAAATCTTGTTCACCTTTCATGTACGTATACGCTTCAACCAGCGAACCATACAGAAGGACAGTATCAAAGTTATCGCCTAACCATGTAGTTAA